TTTTATCTACAATAACAAACTCTTGGCCACAATCTAGACATTCTACTTCTGTCTCATTATTTATTGTGCTATGTAGCCTTGAATGTGCAAAACAATTAGGACACACATATTTTATACCAACTTCTATATCATTATAACTTGGCTTTCTAAATTTATTAGGGTCACGTTTACTACGTTCATCATCACTGATCCACTCTTCCACGCTAACACGTGCCATGTCTTGTATATATGCATCATGGCTACCTTGGTACTTCTCTTCCATCTGGGCCATAAATATTTCTTTCATTCTTCCCATATCTATTTATTTAAAGGATTATATAATTTAATTTTATTCTCATCAAACGACTTTAATGCTGATTCCACCCATCTTTCATCTTGTGTACCTTTGTAACACAGTATATGACAAGTTGCTGTCTCAGTAGGATTAAGTCTTAGTAATCTACCTATCCTTTGAGCAGTCTTTTTTTCATTGCCATACGCATGCATTATAACACCTTGCTTTAAATTAGGTATTGATACTCCTTCACTCAATTGTAATACACATGATAGTTTACTTATCCTGCCATCAGAGAACAATTCTAAATTATCCTCTGACTTTGGATTCTTTGAATGATAACTATGTTTACATATTCTGTCTGCTTGTGCTTGAGTATTAGCAAAGACAATACATTTACTATCAATGTTTTTAATCATACTCTTTACATAGCTCTCTTTACTTGTATAATCCATCAAAGCTCTCATTCTCATTATCCTTGCAAACTGAATTTGCTTTTGAGTTTGAGCATCTGCTAATCTAGATGTTACATAGTTATAATCTTTATATTCTGATGTCCACCAGTGTCCACCATTCTTATTTTTCTTTTTAAGTGCTGGTAACTTGGACAGTTCTAATTGATGTACAATTATCTTGTAATCATTTAATATTTTTGAATCAGTAGCTTTGTCTACATCAAAACTATATCTAATAGGACAGTACTTCTGTACTAATTTACCCTTATCTGACTGCTTATTTCTTGGTGGTGTACCTGTTAGTCCTAATATCTTACCTTGAAACTGTGATAAGAATACTTCATGGCCTGGTAATATAGAGTGACACTCATCTAGATAAACTATATCATAATCATTTGGATTATGTTTCTTGAGTGATAAATAAGTAGTAAATGTAATATGATCTTCTAAGGTATTGTTATTCATATTATCTAATTCATCATACCAAGACTTCATTACTGAGGTTTTTGGTATTACTACTAAAACATTTATAAATGGATTAAAATTCTTTAATAAATGATTAATTGCAATTCTAGTTTTACCAACACCCATTGATATCCCTAGACCACATCTTTTATGTTGCATTGCTATTGCTAATGCATCTGCTTGGACTATATCTCTACTATTCATAATATAACTTTTAATATATTAGACCATATTAGGTATGTGATTAATAATATTAGTAACCATACCCACGGTTTAATATTGAAATTCTTTTTCATATTGTTTATTTAGATCTTGGTATTGAGTAACCTAATTCAATTGCTTCTGCAGGATGTTCTTCTATCCACATATGGCAATTTCTACAAACAGGTAGCCACGTGTTTACATCTAAATGATGTAAACCACGGCCCTGTTTATGATGGACATCTGTTGCGTGTAAACTACACTTGTGTATCTTAGCATGACATACTGGATGATCCATTAAATACTTCCTACGCAATTTTGCATATGAAGCATTAGTCTTTGACATTTTCTTAGAGTATTTCTTAATTGCCATTTGATTTTATAGTAAAGTAATTCCTTGGTAATAGACCTAGTGACATAAACTTTAGTATAACATCTTCATAGTTAATACCTAACTCTTTGAAAGTCATAGTGTTAGTGTAATCATCTAACACTTCTTCTGGTGGAAATGAAGCTATGTATTGAGCCAATGAAGAATGCTTAAAAGTTGTACTAAGATAATGATTTATTTTCTTATTACAAAGCATTTGCTTCCATGCATTGAGCTCTTTCTGTGCTCTTTTCCATACCCTTGTTATTCTACGTTTCTTGTCCCAATGAAGTTTTCTAACTTCTTCAGGTTTATAAACCTTTAATCCATGTAGTACACGTTTAAATAAAAAATGTTGATAAGGATTAAGTTTAGAATATTGAAATGAATTGATGATTGATGGTGGGTGTAATTGATATTCATCATATAGACCCAAATATTGGTAGCGTTCTACACGCTTACTAAGCTTGGATTCAGCCTCACTTAGTTTTAGTTGTTGTAGTTGTTCCTGTGATAGCATACTTGTTTAGGTTTTAGTTATAGATTATGTTAAGTAATATAAAATTAGCTCAGCCTGGTAGGTAATGAATTACCGTACACCCCAGGATTCTGAGCTAATCTTATGATTTATAGTTTATTAAAGAGTAAAATCTTCAACAACTTCTTCTACATTATCTGTAACTTCAACCACATCTTCTACTTCATCTACTTTCTCTTCAGATTCTAAACCAAATGCTTCAGCAGGCTTAACTTCTTTGTTAATCTTTGCTGTTGTAGCAGTTCCATTTGCTAATCTGATTTCTTCTCCGTTATCATGTGCTATCAATACATCTTCAACAGTTGCATCTGAACTATAAGATGTTTTCCTATAAATAGGTTCTCCATCTACTGAACAAACAACACCCGTTTGACCTGCCATTTTTAAATGTTGGTTAGGGTTTTCATTGTTAAATGGATTTAATTTCTCTGTGATAACAATTCTACCTGATAATTTCTCACCGGCAGTCCATTCTAAAGCTTCTAATGCTTCTATTTTACCACCAATAATAGCACTTAATGGTACATAGTCAACAAAGCTGTTAGAGTTAATCATAACTCTCTTTTGAGTTACTCTGATAAAGCCAAATTCTGGTTTGTTTTTAGATTGACGGACAACATTACCCATCTCATCCGCTTCAACGGTTACTTGATTTTTCTTTTGCATTTTTAATAAAATTTAAGTGTGAATAAAATAATTGTTGATGATTAGATATCATCTGAATGGAAATACGGATCATCTAATTTCTCAAAAGAAGTTACTTCATCCAATGCCGGTTCATTCTCAAGAATCATTTCATTCTCTACAAATGTTGGTACTGAATTGCGTTTATAACTACTATTGTAAAATGGATCACCCACTTCCTTTGTATACGCTGAACTTAGACCATTAAGGTCATTATACTCATCATCTGAGAGAGATAAGTACTGTTCAACTGAACATTCTATTATACGTCCATTAGGAAGTTGTATTATCATTATCTTAAATTATTATTGTAAAGATAATAATATAACTCTTCCTGTATCAGTATAATTAAATGAATTTAGGCTTTATGCCAAATTATATTGCATATATATAGCTAACGTTTTAGACTATATGTATCTTTCTACCAACTCTTTTTATGTATTGGTAGTGTTTTAGCTCTTTAATCCATCTATGTATGCTAGATTGACTTGAGCCAAGGTCATCTGCTAATCTACTTATAGATGGAAAGCAGGTTCTCTCTTTATTAGAGTAACATGCCAGCAAACTATATAGTGCTTTAGACTGAACAGATAAATTTATATCTGTAATGACCTTATGTGATACTATGCCAAATCTATTTAAAGTCTTGTGCATGATCTTTTAATAATATAAGCATTGCCATACCTTCATCCTTTTCTTTCTGTAGAACAGGGTCATTTAGGGCATACTTATTATTCATATATTGTGCAAAGCTATCAGCATAATGTTTTCTTATGCTATTGTAGTTCTTTTGCTCATTTTGAATTAACTGTATAGATAATTTAGGTGCCATATTACTTTTCTTTTTTAAAATACTTAATTGATTTCTTATCTACCTTATGTAAATGCATAGGATTAAAGGTATCTTCTACATATTTTATCTGGTGCTTATCATCATGATATAGTAGATTAACTTTTATTCTACTATAAAACGGATTAAACACTGAACTGGTGGACCATGATTCATCATCTACTACTTGACCATATACTTTGCCATCACTTGGTAACAAACCCATTTCTTTTAGATAATCAGGTTCATACTCTTGGTTAACATGGAATGATTTAGGTTTTACTATTACATAATCACCTACTTTGACAGGCTTATACTCTTCTTCTATCATCATAAGATGCACTATACACTCTATGTGGTGTGAGCTTAACTCTCTAAGTAGTATATCTTTTATGTGATCTGCGTTATGAGCATAGTTTACATTATCATTATCTATTAATTCCTTGAATATATTATGTATTATTATTTTATGTACTTCATATGTATCTGCCATATTCTTTTATTTTTTATATAAGTGGTTAATAGTTGGGGAGCAGAAAACTCCTTAATTAAAAAATCAGCTACAGACTCCCTAAAACAAGTATGAGAAAAGGGAGAATGTAGTTCTGATTCTTTGGTGACCACTCAATCAACCATTAGCTTTTACGACAGGGCCATTATGTTAGTTATTATATAAACATAATAATACTGGTATTGTTAGTGTGTCACCGGTGATAGTTATTTTATAAATCTTCTTAGTTGTCCAGGTGTGAATGTGTACTCTGGTGTGATGATATAATTTAAATCATCAAGTGAGAACCATACATCTCTGGTAAGAGGATTCATAACAATCTGTTGTTCTTGTGCTGGCATAAAGCTCTGTGCTAGCATAAATATCTTATGGCCATTCTCATTTACAGCCATATCAACAACAGTCATAGCGTGTCCTGGATATCCGCCTTGGATAAATATATCTCCTGGCTCCATTTCAAACATGGATATTGCATAGGTATCATCACCTTCTAGTGATGCTGTACCTGCATAGTTCCATATTAGGTCTAACCATTGTCTGAAAGTCTTACAACTATCTTCTCTTGGTTGCCCTATTTTTCTGATGAGGTCTCTACCCCCATTCATTTCTACATAATTATAACCTTGTAAATAATCCAAATAGCTTGACTCTATACCATTAGTGAAGGTATAGGTCAATCTATCCAGAAACCCATTGCTATAATTATATGATGCTCTAAGATATATAGCTGCATCTGCACAATGATGTAGGTCTCTGTCACCTATTTCATAGTCAAATACTGCTACATATATATCTCTGCTATCTTTCAGCGTACCATCATAGTACATAACCTGATTATTCCTTTTCAAAGGATGGGCTATTAACCATTCTGAGTAAGCGTCTTTTGCAAATCTTTCATATCCATCATAAGGTTTGAACGTATTTTCTATTGTTCTGTTACCTTTATAGGATTGACTTGATGCTACAAGAGCACAAAGCATTAATGCTAATGTGATCAATTGTAGTCTTAGTACGTTTTTACTATATTTTATATCTCTCATAATTCTAAACTATATTGTGATTTTTTTTTAAACTTTGCATGAACTTCTAATACCATAAACGGTACTATTATTATTGTTTCCAAACCTCTTGGTGTACATTTACATCCGATTGATAAACCTATAATAGGTTCAAATGCAAAATCATGGAAACTAAATGTAGGTAACATGCTTACTTTACGCATCTTTGTGTAATAAAACAGTCCATTCAGCATAGTAAGAAATATCACGGTTATTAATAATATTACTATAGTTCCTGATACAGGATTATATATCATATAGTAAGATGTAACTATTGGTACGAGGATTGGCAATATAACTACAAATATAGCTTTAATTATTGCTCTAAATAAATTTTTCATAATTGTTTTTGTTTAATGGGTTAATAAAAAGAGGGAAGTTTCCTTCCCCCGATTGAGTGATTAACATCTTGTCATTTTCTGTTTCTTTGCATTCCAACATTTGTTGTACATTTTCTTTTTGTACTTCTGTGTTTTGCAAGTTCTTGAAGAACCACAAGATTGAATAGCTGGTCCTGCAACGAACAGGAACAACAATAGGTAGATAACTCTCTTCATAATTAATTGTTATTATAGATTATTTGATTTATATCAAAGTGTGTACTATGCTGTACTTCTACAACATTATGGTACGATGCTAAGTATCTTAACGAGTCATTAGCAATAAGTTCTGCTTCAAGGTTACTCATTGAAGGAGATCCTAATTCATTACGATGTATAACTAAAGATTCTGCGTTATCACCACTAAAGAAATTGACATTAACATCTTGTTCTCTAGTGAATAGGACTAAGCCTATTTGGTTACGATGCTGAACAAAGAGTTCAGGCTTAAGGATTTTAATTTTCATATACTTGTTATTAAGGGTTATTGCAATATTGCGGGTACTATGCCTATTATCCTATAGAGGAATAGACATATATAACTAGAGTGCTTATCCATATTGGCTGACACTATTTCAGAATAGTCAGTGGTATTGCTTGACTCATTACTCTAGTCATTATGTTAGCTATATATATATTATAAGCAGTAACTAATTTTATTTAGTGGTAAAAGGTGGTTATTTGTGGTAAATGGATGTCACACACAGTGTGCAACGTGCATAATAAATAAAAATAAAGGAGGTAACTATGCATAATTACCTTTTTATTGTAAAACAAAGGAGCAAGGAGGTAACCCCCCTTGCTTTTGCTGTTAAACTGCAAGCTTACCCCAAAATAAGGTAGTGCTTGGCTCTTCTTTCATCTCTCCTGTTTCATTACCGTCTGCATCTTTTACAGGAATACTGTTGATTACAGGCTTATTTAGGTCAATGTCTACCCACTCTACAGGGTCATTCATCTTGTAGCCTTTCTCAAGCTCATCCCAAATAGGGTGATTGATTCTACAGTACTCTTGTGTTTCTCCGTCTTGCATAGACTTAAGGACAAACTTTACATCAGGTGTTGATGTTTGAGACACTTTTCTTGGGCCTATGCCCGGAATGTTAATCTCTTTCACAGTTGTTACAATTGGTTTAGTAGTCAATTGTAGAGTTGCTTTCCCTGTTTTAGGGTTACGGTTTACTTTATTAAAATATAGCATAATTAAGGATTTTAAGTTATATACACGGCTTATATGTATATTAAATTGTTTAAGAGTAATAGCCTACTCAATTATTAGTTGGGGAGCAGAGCGGTTATATACATAGAGCAGATTGCTTATATATACATACACACTTAGTCTTCCGTTGGTAGAGCAGTAGTAGAAATGATTGTAGTTACAATACATAGATAGTACATACTCCTGTGCTTTGTTGTAGTGTAGTCTTTTCTTCTGTGTAGCAGACTTTTTTTATATAGCTACACATTATGTTTGACACCCTGCATTTCTACGGGGGGTGACCACACTTCAAATTTTAGTTGGGGAGCAATCTAATAGAACCTCTTGCACATGCCAAACACACAATTTTTTGGGGGGCAAAAAAAAATTTTACTGGAAGGCGGGGCATATTAGTGAGTCAAACACTTTTATAAAAACTAAAAATTCATTATATTGTTTGTATAGAAGAGTTTCTAACTAAATAAAAAATTATGTCAAACTGGGAAGATAATAATGAGGAACATGAAAATGGTTTGACGGAAATTGAACAAATGCAGATGGATATGGTATTATTAGAAATAGCATATAACAATGCTTATTTAATATTATCTAATCAAATATCATTTGAGGATCTAATGGTTAGTCAATTCAAAAAGGGTGGTGATGCTATAATGGCATTTGATCCTGATGACGGACCAAAACTAGAAGAATTAGAAAATATGATTAATCATTTTATAGGTACAGAAGAATATGAGAAGTGTGCCTTACTTAAGGATGTTATGAATAAAGCGTATCCGGAAACTAAAAATGAAGCGTAATGGCATTAAAAAAATCAAGTAAGAAAAAGAAAAGTACGGTAAATAGTTCAGGAAACTATACTAAACCGGGAATGCGTAAAAGATTATTTAATTCTATCAAAGCTGGAAGCAAAGGTGGTAGACCAGGACAATGGTCAGCACGTAAAGCTCAGATGTTAGCAAAGCGTTACAAGGCTGCTGGTGGAGGATATAAAAGCAAAAAATAATGATTAAAAGGATTATATTAATATTATTTGTATTTTTGTTTATGAGCTGTGGTACATCAAAGCCATCATGGGAAAGAAAAGAATGCTGTAAAGAAGCAAAGGTGACTCAAACTGATCATGCTATTATGGGTATACTTTTTTCTTCATTAATATTATTTTCATTACATACTTTTACAACTAGGTAATGGCAAAAACAAAACAACAAAAAAGTCTAACTAGATGGACTAAACAAAAGTGGAGAACTCCTTCGGGTAAAAAAAGTTCTGAAACTGGAGAAGTATATGCTCCATCAAAGACTATTAAGAAACTTAAATCTACTAAGAAAGGTAGATCTAAGCTTGCAGCTGCTAATAAAAAGAAGAGAGCTGCAACAAAAAAAGGTAAACAACATGCTAGACATGGATTACATAAAGGTAAAAAAAGATAACCATATAAAATAAAAAGATGAGTACAATATTACAAGACATGATGGGCATGTTAAGAAGAAAAGAAGTAGTTACCCCAAAAGCAGAAGACTACGTTACAATTGCTAGATTTGCAAATGTTCAAGAAAGGTTAAAACCTCAACCTAAAGTAATAACAGAATTAGTTACACTAGCTTTGTTAAAATCATTTACTGATCAAAAGTTAAAAGATATATCAGGACTTGGTGTACCAGCCTATGAAGATGATGGAGCAGCAGGAGCTGCAGGACTTCAAAAGGGAAGTTTATGGCAAACAGATGGAACAGGAGATGCACCATTAAATGCAGCAGGGATCTTAATGATTAAACAATAGGCATGGCAAAAAAGAAAGATAGTAGATTGGCTAAAGCAGGAGTCTCTGGGTATAATAAACCTAAGAGAACTCCTAATCATCCTAAGAAATCACACGTAGTGGTTGCTAAAGTAGGAGATAAAGTAAAAACTATACGTTTTGGTCAACAAGGAGTAAAAACTGCAGGCAAACCTAAAGCAGGTGAGTCAGCTAAACAAAAGGCAAGACGTAAGAGTTTCAAAGCTAGACACGGTAAAAATATTGCTAAGGGTAAAATGAGTGCTGCATATTGGGCAGATAAAGTAAAATGGTAAAAAAAATGTATTAAACTTTTTTTATTTAAACTTATTCTATATATTTGTTATTATTAATTTAAATTTATTAAGATGGCAAATAAAACCAAACAAGACCTTTCTGATAAACAACCAGAGTTATCAAAAGAAGAATTATCAAAGCGTAGAGAAGAAATTACAGAATTCTACAAAGATAATATCCCACATTTAGAAATACAAGCTGATTATGAGATGCTACTTGCATCTATTGAAAAGTCAAGAGCAGAGAGAATGCAAGCTCAAATGTTTATGGCACAGCAATATGCTAATCAAAACTCAGTAGATAAAGATTCACCAGAAGCTAAAGCTTTTCAAGAAGCTATGGAACAAGCTCAAGAAAAAGTTAGCCAGTCATGAAACAGTTAAAGATACGGGATCAAGGTCCTGATGTAGTAACATTACAAACTAAATTAGGAATTACAGCAGATGGAATATTTGGACCTAATACAGAAAAACATGTTAAAAGATTCCAATTGGCTCACAATTTACCAGTAGATGGTATTGTTACTAATGATGCATGGGTAATATTACTTAATTTACAAGTAAGTGAGCCAGATGAAATTGATGAGGACAGTGATATATATGCACAGCATTATCTCACCAATTATGATCAAATAATACATAGACATTTTTTACCAAAAGGAGAATACGTTAGAAGAACTAATTGTATTAATGAGTATGTTTTTTTACATCATACTGCAGGAAATGCAAATCCTTATGCATGTATTGATTATTGGGGTAGAGATACTAGAGGTAGAGTAGCTACTGAATTTGTATTAGGTGGACAAAATCATAGAACAGGGAGTGATGAGCATGATGGAATAATGGTTCAAGCATTTCCAGAAGGTAATCAAGGATTTCATTTAGGTAAAACTGGATCAGGTCATATGAACCGTAATTCAGTAGGATTAGAGATATGTAATATGGGTTATTTAACTAATGGTAATTTAACCTATGTTAAAAGCAGATGTATACATTCACAAATTATAGAATTAAAAGAACCTTTTAGAGGGAGCTTACATTGGCACAATTATTCTGAAAATCAAATTAAAGAAACAGAAAAATGGTTAAGGTATATAGGTGAAAGAGATGGTATAGATATTAGATTAGGTTTAAAACAATTTATACAAAAGCATGGCCCTACAAAAGGGTTTGATTTTAATTCTGATGCATATTACGGAAAAGTAAAAGGATTATTAACACATACTAATGTCAGAAAGGATAAAACTGATTGTTATCCACATCCTGATCTTGTAGATATGATAATGAGTTTGTAATATGGCGTTAGTAAATAAAGTAGATTTAAAGTTAAAAGTAGATATAGAGTTATCAATTAAGTATCAAATAGTTACTTATTGTTTTTTTAATAATATACCTATTAGTGCTTCTGATCTAAACTTTTTGAAAGAACTTTCTAAAAAAGATAATATAGAACTAACTAAATTTTGTATAGAGCTTGTAAATTTAAATATTTTTAAAAGTCCACAGTCAGCAAGAAATGCTATTACTAAAGCAGAAAAGAAAAACTTGTTGTTTAAGACTGGAAATAATAAAAAAACTATTTCCATAAATAAAGATATAAATATTCAGAATAAAGGTTTAGTGTTATTAGATTATAAAGTTTTAGGAAGTGAATCCAAAGAGTCATAAAGAGTTTAAAAAAGGTATAGCAGAAAAAGTAGGAGTTCATCCATCAGTAGTAGATGATTTTATTACTTTTTATTATGCTAAATTGAGAAAGTCTTTATCTAATTTAAATTATCCTAGGATTCAAGTTGATGGTTTAGGAACATTTCATATTAGAAAAAAGAGATTAGAACACTCTATTAAGAAAAATAAAAGTATATTAGGTAATCTTAAGAAAAGAACTTATAAAGGTTTTGCACAGAGTGAAAATATTTTGTTTAATATAAACATAATGGAAAAGGCGTTAGAACAATTAGAAAAAGATATAATAAAGAAAAAAAATTTTAAAGATGCCAATAAAGAGTTGGAGTAAATATTTAGATGTTTTTAAAAATGCAGACAAGATTGCAGAAGGTATTAAGAATAATATCTTTAAGAAAGAACATGTAGAAGCTATAGCTCAAGAAAGATTTAAAATATGTATTGCTTGCTCATTATTTGATGCAAGAGGGGACAATTGTATGGCCCCAGGGACTCAACCTTGTTGTTCAGATTGTGGTTGTAGTTTAGCATTTAAAGTTAGATCATTATCATCTGATTGTCCAAAGGCATATTGGGATGCAGTAGCTACAGAAGAACAAGAAGAACAAGTAATGAGTCAAGTAAATAAAAATTTAAAAGATGAATAATTTAATAAACAGTGATACAGATGTTTCAGCTAATTTAGTTGTAATATGGTGTACAACAGATACTTATAATTTAACAACTGAATGTCATGGCAATAAGATTTAAAGAAGAAGGTCATGTATATGAAAGCATAGATCAAGATAAAATTAATTGGTTAAGTGTTACCTCATTTATTGCTAAATTTAAACCTAAGTTTGATAGAGATGGTCAGGCAGTTAAATCATCTAAGAATAAAAGATCTAAATGGTATGGGATGACACCCAAAGAAATTATTTCTGCATGGGATGGGGAAACTGAAAGAGCAATTAAATTAGGTAATTGGTATCATAACCAAAGAGAAACTGATATGTTAGATCTTAAGACTATTGGTAGACATGGTGTTGAGGTTCCAATTATTAAACCATTAGTGGATGATGATGGAATAAAATTAGCACCAGTACAAAAACTAGAAGAAGGTGTATATCCTGAACATTTAGTTTATTTAAAATCATTGGGTTTATGTGGACAAGCAGATTTAGTTGAAGTAGTAAATGGTTACATAAATATAACTGATTATAAGACAAATAAAGAAATTAAAACTAAAGGTTTTACTAATTGGGAAGGAATAACTAATAAAATGTATAGGCCTGTAAATCATTTAGATGATTGTAATTTAAATCATTATAACTTACAACTCAGTATTTATGCGTATATTATTAAAAAGCACAACCCTAAACTTAAGATTGGTAAGCTAACAATACAGCATGTCAAATTTAAGCAGATTGGTGAAGATACTAATGGTTATCCAATTAATGAACATGTTGATGGTGAACCAGTATTAGAAAATATAAAAATGTATGAACTACCATATTTAAAAGATGAAGTAAGATCTATTGTAATGTGGTTAAAAGATAATTCTAAAAATTAAAAACTATGGCTAAAATTCCAATATTTACTCCAGACTTTAGAACATTTACACAAGTATATCCATATATGCAAATGGAAAATGAGTTACCTGCAAGAGATGCTAATAATAAACTACTACCAATGTCATATAATAGAACAGCTGATATATATATTGATGTTACTAAAATACTAAGTGTAGGGAAATTTTTTGATAATCAACTAAATGAATTTTCAAATGAATGTAGAGTTCTTATTATAAGTGGTGTTGCATTACCAATATATGTAACAGAGTCATATGCTTCTATAAAAACAATATTAGATGGAATTGACTGTAATGATTTATGTTCTGACTCATGATAGTAAAATTATTTGATATACAAAACAGTAAGGTAGTTATAACAGAGCATTGTTACACTTTACCATTTCTTAAAAAAATAATGGATGAATATCCAGATACACATATGCAAGTTTATCAATATTTGTTTTATATGACTTGTCCAAATCCTGATTTAAATCCTTTTTTTAATTTACCTGAACATGAAAAAGAAGATATTATAATAGAGGAGATACAGTTAGAAGAATCACCAGAAGATAGTAAAATTAGGTATGCATTAGATATGTGTAAAACAATGTATGAAACACCAACTTACAGAGCATATGTAGGTATTAAAGCTATGTTAGATAGATTGGCTAAATATATGGAGGTAACTCCTATAGAGCATGGTAGAGACGGTAATATGAACTCTATGATTAACGCTGCTGCTAAGTTTGAGCAGATAAGACAGTCATACAAAGGTGCATATACAGATATGAGACAGGAACAAGAAAGCTCTGTACGTGGTGGTGCAGGATTAGCTTATGACCAATTATAAACCAATAATAAAATAATATGAAACAAGTTGTAATACCAGTAGGTAAAAGAATCTTAATTAAACGCAAAGCATCAATAACTAAAACAGCTTCAGGAATTATTATTCCAGAGGTAGCTCAAAAAAAAGAATTTAAAGGAACTGTTGTTGGAATAGGTGCTGAGGTAGAAGAAATAAAAATAGGAGATGAAGTACAATATGCTGATCATGCTATGCCAACTAAAATGGAGCATGAGGGTGTAGAACATTTATTGCTAAATCAGGGTGATGTTTTTGCAATAATTAGATATGAGTAGAATCATACCTACATATGAAGCAGGACAATGGTCTACTACAGAATTTTCTACTGAAGAGGCTTTTCAAGAATTTATATTTAATTTGTTTAAAGAACCAGGAGAATATAAGTTTAATGAAACAGCTTTACTTTTTAATGAACAAGCTAGAATATTTAATGAACAAGGTTTTTATTGTAATAAACCTTTTAGATCAAAAGATTTTACTTCATATTGGGAAGATCAAAAAAATAAATGTAGGACTGGTGTAATATTTAAACATGATGAACATGTATGGTATTTAACTAGAGATTATTACATGTGGTTAAACTTCTTACCAATATTTGATAAAGAAGAAAAACATTACGGATTTGCTAAAGTGCGGGATGCACAATATCATATGGCTTTATATGAGTTATTAGCAGAGCTAAATAATCAACACTCAGCTATACTTAAAAAAAGACAGATAGCATCTTCATACTTCCATATGGGTAAAATTATAAACCAGTATTGGTTTGAAGAAGGATCTATTTGTAAAATAGGAGCTTCACTAAAAGATTATATTAATGACAAGGGATCTTGGAAGTTTTTAGAAGAATACAAAACATTTTTAAATGAGCATACTGCTTGGTATAGACCAAGTAATCCAGAAAAAGTATTATTATGGCAACAGCAGATTGAAGTCAAGGTTAATAATAGAAAAACATCTAGAGGACTTAAATCTAAAATACAAGGTGCATCTTTTGAAAAGAATGCAACAACAGGTGTTGGTGGACCTTGTACTTACTTTTTTCATGAGGAAGCTGGTATTGCTAAAAACATGATGCAGACATATGAATATTTACGTCCTGCAATGTCATCTGGTATGGTAACTACAGGAATGTTTATTGCAGCAGGATCAGTGGGTGATTTAGAACAATGTAATCCATTAAAGGAAATGATTCTTCAACCAGGAGCAAATGATATATATGCAGTAGAAACTAATTTACTGGACGCTGATGGTACTATTGGTATGGCAGGACTATTTATTCCTGAACAGTGGTCTATGCCCCCTTATATTGATAAATATGGCAATAGTCTTATTGAAGAAGCTATTGAAGCAATTCACCTAGAAAGAGCAAGATGGAAGAATGAATTAAGTGGAGAACAATTTCAATTAAGAATATCTCAGAAACCTTTAAATATTGCTGAAGCTTTTGCATATAGAAAAGAATCAATTTTTCCTCAAGGTATAATAACTAAACAATTAAAAAGCATAGAAGAAAAAAAATATCCTTATGAGTTGATTGATTTAGATAGAGATCAGTCAGGCATTATAGCTAAAAGAACAAATAAATTACCCATCAGTTCTTTTCCAGTAGATAAAAAACAACAAGATAAAACTGGATCTATAGTTGTATGGGAAAGACCTGTACCTAATCCTCAATTTGGTGCATACTATGGTTCTATTGACCCTGTGTCAGAAGGTAAAACAACAACATCTGATTCTTTATGTAGTATCTATATTTATAAGAATGCAACAGAAGTTACAAGAACTAATGAAGCTGGTGATGTAGAACAATTCATAGAAAGAGATAAAATAGTAGCAGCTTGGTGTGGTAGATTTGATGATATAAATAAAACTCATGAAAGATTAGAACTATTAATAGAGTGGTATAATGCATGGACTATTGTTGAAAATAACATATCATTATTTATTCAGCATATGATTGCTAGAAAAAAGCAAAAGTATTTAGTGCCTAAACAACAAATATTATTTCTAAAAGATTTAGGTTCAAACAGAACAGTGTATCAAGAATATGGTTGGAAAAATACGGGAACATTATTTAAAAGTCATTTAATATCATATGCAATAGAATTTTTAAGAGAAGTAATTGATGAAGAGAC